TCACTACCACAAAGGTTCAGGGTGTCCTACAACACGCCCTACGTCCTTCTTTCCAGTCGCCGCCCGAGACTTTGTAGCCCCTTGCGGGTTAACCCGGCCATTTCCCCCACTCTCTTTTGCGTTTGGGCACTTGCCCGAAGGCTGCTAAGCTGATTATCCGCGAGGACAATCCTATACTTAGTGACCAACACACCTGACCGATCAAGGTCGCCTTTGCTTTCGGCAAAGGTCGAGCGATGTGTTGCGCTCCGCTAAACCCAAGCGACTTGTCGCATGGGTCGATGCGTTCCCGCACCTCGCAACTACTTACATGGCTTGCGCCATGGGCCGTCACTGCCTGGAGCACCCGTCCGGCCGCCCCCTAACGGGGACCCGGGACGCGCGCAAGGCACCAGGTTGGAGAGTAGGTTGAACCCTGTTCCTTGCGGACCAGACGACGACCTCGGTGATAGTAGGTTACTTCACCTCCTTACGGAGGCTTTCACCCACGACGACATCAGCCTCAAGGCAGACGTCAACGTAAGGCGGAGGAGGACCCTCATCATAATCTTCCAACCTCTGCAAGCAGAGGATGTCCGAAAACAGAGGATACGACTCCTCCCGACACTCTTTTTGTGCCAGGAACTCATCCTGCCACTCCCGCCGCGACAGCGGCGAAACACGGACGCCGAAGCCTGGTGCTAGAAGCTCCTTAAAACATGGTCCGGACGAACCACGAATCGCAGAGAGAGCGATACATCGACGAATACACTGAGAAGTGTACTCTGACTCGACGCATCGCCAACTAACCCCAAACTTCCACGCCGCCATCTCTCGGCCGTTCAATTCTTTCAGCTCAGTGCTCAACGTCGCCTCCGAGACAAACGTCACCTTCTCAGAAGAGAAAACGACGTTGTGTTTCTTCGGCAGGCGAGGAACAGAGAAAGCTGAACGATGAACGGGGAAGTCAAACAACACTCCCATTCTCCAAGCGAGGAGGCCCCTGAACCCCAGTTCTGGAAGAGTCAATCTAGTTGACCGCAGAACGGGTAGGTGCCAACGAAAGAACTCACGAGCGGCTTTGAACCGCAATGAGCTCTTTCTACCACGCAAGAAAGAACGGAAAGTGTCCGGCAAGGAGGAAACGTCGTCAGCACGTCTGAACATACCGAATCGAAAGGTAGGGATAACCCGAAGGTTAACCCCCACCCACCGAACAAGAGTCGAGTTCAAAGAACCGAAACTTGGGTCAACAGACGTCTTCGTACGCTCCACCTCCAATCCCAACTGTGAGACCACAGACATCCAAACCGGAGCGAAGCTGGGCTTCGACTGGTAAAGAATGTCATCGCCGTTGATGAGTAAAGGAATCTCCTTCACCCTCATGCCTTCGGAACGAGCTGCCCAAGAAAAGGCAGTGTAGTTCTGAAGACAAAGCAGAGGAAAAGAAAGATAACTACCCATCATCTGGCCCACAGAAGGGATGAATGACAAACCCTCTTCGAGATTCCACACGAGTGGACGGAGGATGAGCATGGCATAAGCCCGAACATCCTGAGGAACACAAACCGCGTTCTTCAACAACTCCGATAAGATAGCCTCAGCTACCTCAATCGGAAGATTGTCCGTCGCACCCTTGTAGTCTCCCGACACAAGAGTTTCCCCCTCCTTCGCCGAAAAGCCGGCCCGGGAAAGCTTCTGATCATCAAGATCACCTCTACAAAGCCATCTAAATCGCGATAAACGATTATAAATGGACTTATGGAGGGGCTTCAAAACTAAACTCTCGGACGAGAATTTAGTCAGAGGTCTAGGCTTTCCCGCCGACTGCACCACCATCAATTGAGCCTCCGGGCGAGGTAGCTCGAAGCGCTGAACACCGGTCACAACGTCCAAAAAAGACGAGTGATCGATGTCAGTGCCCAAAGAGCCACCTTCCTTTCGGTTGGAATCAATGGTGCCGGACAGCGAAGGAGAACACGAGAGACACTCGTTCTCATAAAGTCCCGAGTCCCAGCCTTTAGGAAAAAGGCGGCTCGTAACTTTACGACAAAACGAGATGTATCCCGGCGGGAGCGAGCAGGGCGAACCCTGCAGACCGTCAGCGACGCCCCGAAGCAAAGTAGGATCCATGCAACGACAGGAGTCGGGCATGAGCTTCTTGATTGACTGGAAAGCCATACGCTCCTCTTCAACAGAAGAAGGGCATGACGCCAGAAAATCCTTTGCCGACTTCAGCACGGCCGTGCAAGAAGTCCTAGGGGGGTCGAAAAGAGGCGCCTCCACCCCAAAAAGGGTGGACCAGGACGCTGACGCTCGCGAGATGGTAGAGACCATCCGAGCCTGAAAGACGCGACACCGTCGCGCAGCCCGAGGAAGCTCGCCAACCATTTTCAATAGAGAAATAAGGTCAAACGCTTCCTGCAAAATCTAGGACCCTGCAGTGGGT